CGCATACGAACCAGTAAAGGACATCAAATAACCATGAGCGATGATGGTGATTGTTTGTACATCATTCATGCCAACGGCCAAAGCTGGATTGAGATGGGTTCCGAGGGAACCATTGATATGTATGCATCAAATTCAGTCAACGTCAGAACTGAAGGCGTTCTCAACTTACACGCAGACAAAGACGTCAACATCAATGCCAATGGCAAATTAAACCTGCGCGGGAAAACAGTATCAATAGAGAGTAAAGGTGCAATGTCTTTAAACAGCAGTAAAACATTGACCATGGTTGGCAAGATGTCAGTTGGTATATCAAGCACCGGAAGTGTTGCTGTAAAAAGCACGATTGGAAGTTGGGCATCAACCGGATTTTTAAACCTCAAAGGTGCTGTGGTAAACATCAATGGGCCTGTGCCTGGTACCCCGGTACTGGACCCAACACCAATACAACTTTACAAACTAGACGATACAGCGTTTTCTGCAGCCAAGGGTTGGACAGTAAAACCTGGAGAGCTTGAGAGTATTGTAAATCGTGCCCCCACACATGAACCATACCCGTATCACAACCTTGGGGTGCCAATCACAGTGGATTACAGCGACACAGGTGCTGGCTCCAGCGATAATGTTGAGGCAGCACCGCAAACAGAAGAAGTTAACTCTGCATTGGAAACCACTGTTGACTTGCCAGTAGTTGATGCAATTGACAATCAAACTTTGTTGTCGACTACCCCGGCAACAGACGCCATTGGAAACTTGTCCACCAATGAAGTGACTAGTCTAATGGCACAAGCAAAAACTGCTGTGGGGCAAGCCGCAGATGCTGTGAGCATTGACAAAGGAATTGGCGAATTTGGATTCAAGCCAGAACAGTTGGAATCAGCTGGATTACTCAAACCTGGTACAGTAACACAGTAAAAATCTATAACATCTGGTATACCAAGCGCAGCCGACATTGCTCAAGCAGCCAAAATTAATCTTACTCCTGAGCAAGTGGCAGTCGGAAACAAAGTCTTAAAAACTTTGGCATCACCAACTGTGTGGACTGGGCAAAATGGTGTTACTAATCTAACAGGGCTGTTGAAAAATAATAACTTGCAATCTGATGTGCAACAAGGATTAATGTCTACTGCATTAACTGGACTGAAAGCCACAGGGCTAGTGTCTGGATCAGAAACAGCACAAAAACTGGGATCGCTTGTGCAGTCTGCTACCAAGTTTGGGGTTGGCGGAACAACACAATGGGTCAACGGAGTTGCAAATAATAAACTAGTACAGGATGTTTCAAGCACAATCAAGAGTGCACAGTACGCAGTGAACTTTGTTAGTTCTCAGGCAACTAATGCTACCAAGTTGTTGGGTACTCTGGGAACATCAACTGGCGCATCTGGTGCATTGTCAGTAGTATCAAGTGCAACAGGGCAAGCTAATCAGGTGTTATCAAGTGTAACAGGTGAAGTAAATCAGGTGTTATCAAGTGTAAGCAACCAAGCAAATCAAGTAATTGGACAAGTCACTGGGCAACTGTCGGGCGCAGTAACTGAGGTGACTAGCCAGGTTACAGCAGCCCTAGGCGATATTGTTGGACCGTTACGAGGACTTGGCGGACTTGGAGACCAATTTAGCAGTTTAAGCGGTTTGTCGGGAATAACTGGACTACTAGGTGGTAGCGGACTTGGCGGGTTATTATCAGGCGGGCTTGGAAATGTCTTGGGTAGTCTAGGACTAAGCAGTCTAGGTAATCTTGGTGGCCTTGGCGCAATTGGCGGGCTGTTTGGCGGCGGTGGCGGTGCAGTTCCGGCTAGATACGCAGCTAACACAGTGAATAGAAAAGCTGTTGACAATGCAATCAATGCAGCTCTTGGAGATTCAAAGATCCCTCCAATAACGTACTCCACATAATACACAATAAATACACTATGCCTACATTTATTGGTTTTAACACTATCAATCAAAACAAAAAGTTCACACTGACTGATGCCCAATTGGTCAAACGTGATCTTTCCAACGCACTAAACATTCAGCCAGGCGACCTAGTGGGAAAGCCCGAGTATGGAACAAATATCTGGAGTTATGTATTTGAAAGTCAGATACCAGAAACTTCAGCCAGGATACTAGCTGAACTACAACGAGTAGCCGGCGGCGATCCACGAATTTTTATTTCAGATGCACAAGTATACCCGCAAGACAATGGTGTGCTGATCGAACTACAAGTGATGATAGTTCCAAGCAGTACTTCAGAACGGTTGTCGTTATTTTTTGATCAAACATCTCGACGTGCAAGCTTTATCTAAAAGTACATAGTTTATTTGGGCCATAAATACTCAAACAACGAGATACTATGGCCAAGACAACACGACAAACCGCAATATTTGGTGTAGAAGACTGGAAGAGACTCTATCAAACTTATAGAGAAGCCGACTTCCAATCCTACGATTTTGAGACATTACGCAAGAGCTTTGTTGACTACCTGCGTCTTTACTACCCTGAAACATTTAACGACTACATTGAGTCAAGCGAGTTTATTGCATTGCTTGATGTCATGGCGTTTATGGGACAGGCACTGGCATTCCGCAATGATCTCAATACCCGTGAAAACTTCCTAGACACCGCTGAACGAAGAGATTCAGTTGTGCGCCTGGCCAATTTGGTCAGTTACACACCCAAGCGTAACACCTCGTCTCAGGGATATCTAAAGGTATTTTCAGTTAGCACAACTGAAAGTGTGGTTGATTACAATGGCATTAACTTGGCCAATGTAACTATTGACTGGAATGATCCAACCAACCCCAACTGGCTAGAACAATTTACAACTATTGTTAACTCGTCGCTGCTCGCAAGCCAAAAATTTGGTCGCCCGGGCAATAAACAAACAATCCTTGGCGTTGGCACCGATGAATATACTGTTAATTTAGTTCCGGGCTATCTACCAGTGGTTCCGTACACCGCAGTAGTGGATGGTGTCAACATGCCGTTTGAGGTTACCAGTGCAACCAGCATTGGTAAAGCTTATGTCTATGAGCCACCACCACAACCAAATGGTGCATTTAACATATTGTATCGAAATGATGGCCTGGGTTTTGGCAGTAACAACACTGGATTCTTTTTCTTGTTCAAACAAGGAGTGTTGCAGAATCAAGATTTTAACTTAGCTGAAGCAATTCCCAATCGAACAGTTGCTATCAATATTGAAGGTTGTAACGAACAAGATCATTGGTTATACAAACTAGATGATGTGGGTAGTGTTGCCTCTGAATGGACATTTGTTAACAATATTTTTGCTGGAGCAGTTGAGCAGTTGGCTCCTGACCAGCGAACATTGTATTCTATTACCAGCAGAGTCAACGATCAAATTACGCTGACATTTGGTGACGGCGTATTCTCCAGCATCCCAGTGGGAACTTTTAGAACTTATGTTCGTGCAAGTAATGGACTTGAATACATTATCAATCCAGAAGAAATGCAGAACATAGTTGTGCCCATTAGCTATATTAGCCGTCAAGGACGATTGGAAACAATTACATTCACATGTGGTATAACCACACCGGTGACAAATGCCCAAGCTAGAGAATCTCTAGCAGAGATCAAACAACGTGCCCCTGCACGTTACTACACACAGAACCGCATGGTCAACGGCGAAGATTATAACAACTTCCCGTTCACTGAATTTAACTCAATCATCAAGAGCAAATCTGTTGTACGTAGCAGCATTGGCTCTTCAAGATATATTGATCTCACTGATGTCACTGGCAAATATTCTAGTACCAATATCTTTGCCAGCGATGGTGTAATTTATCGCGAAAATGTTTTGCCTAGTTTTGAGTTTAGTTGGTTCAATCGTAATGACATTGTTGATGTATTGAGTAGATCAGTTTACCCAGTTGTGGCAGGCCGTAGCTTGTTGCAATTTTATTATGAAAATTTTCCTCGTCCGCCACTGACTGTAATCGGCGCAGGATGGAATCAATCCACAAGCCTAGTTAATGAAACCAGCGGCTATTTTTACTATGGTCCGCAGAAAACACCGTTACCACTTGGTCAGTACACAAACAACAATGCCAAATACATAACAGTTGGCAGCTTGGTACAATTTAGAGCTCCAACGGGTCAATTTTTTGATGCCAACAATCGGTTGCAAACTGGCACACCCACTCGCGCTGACGAGAAATTAACAATCTGGGCATCAGTTACTTCAGTAGTGGTTGATGGCACTGCGCAAGGCCTGGGCAATTTGCCCAACGGTGTGGGTCCAGTAACTCTTAACAATTTTGTACCAACTGGCGCACTTGCGCAGGTTGTAATTCCAAGATTTATCAATCAACTGCCGTTGACCTTGCAACAAAGCATGATTCAACAAATTGAACTATTCCGTAATTTCGGCATTGGATTTGATAACCTAAACGGCACTTGGTATCTAATTAGTAGTACCAATTTAGCATCCACATCGCCATTTAGTTTGAGTTACGCACAAAACACCCAAGGGTTAAATCTTGATGCAAGTTGGCTGATTCAGTTTACCACAAATGGCCAAGGCTATGTGGTCACCTCTCGTGGTCTAGACTATAAATTTGCCAGCGTGTTGCAAACTCGATTTTACTATGATGGCAACGGCCTAGTGTATGACAGCACAACTGGTTCAGTGATCAATGACTATATCAAGGTGTTGAAAATAAATTCCAAGCCTGACACAAACGAGCCTTTGCCATCTGATATTGTCATGGACATCATTGGGCAACCCATTCAAAGCGATGGATATGTTAACGATTACGAAGTTGACATCAGTTATGTGGACAGCGATGGCGATGGTATAGCAGATGATCCTGACTTCTTTGATACCATAGTTGAACCATCAGTTGATCCATCAACTAAACTGGTATTTTTCCGTCAGACAGTAGATTTTGATGATCTTGAAAGATACTTGCCAGTAGAACCAGGAGTGGTGATCAGCAGGTACGCTACTCTCGATGATGTTGAATTGGTCAAGAGCGAGTATGTAAATGGACAAGTATTTTACACCACATCCACAGACAAGTTTTATCAACTTGAAGTTTTGTTTGTGAATGGAATACAACAACGAACACTAGTTGAGTTGAGTTCTTACATAGCTCGGGTAGGACGCGGTGCTCTGTCGTTCCAATATCGTCACAACAGTGCACTAACAAACATAATTGATCCAGGCACCACCAACATTATTGATATGTACTTGGTGACTCAAAGCTACTACACAGCGTATCAAAATTACATTACTGACACCACTGGCACAGTGCCACAACCAGCACCACCAGATATAGCACAGCTAACTACAGCATATTCAACTCTTGATGACTACAAAATGATTTCAGACAACATTGTTTTTAATTCAGTAACGTTTAAACCATTGTTTGGAGCCAAAGCACCCTTGCAACTACAGGGCATTATCAAAGTGGTCAAGGCTTTGAACACAGTTGCAAGTGACAGCGAAATCAAGAGTCAAGTTGTTGCCAAGATTAATGAATATTTTACTATTGACAAATGGGATTTTGGTGATAGTTTTTATTTCTCAGAATTGGCTGCTTATCTGCACAGACAACTAGGATCCATAATCAGTTCAGTTGTGTTGGTGCCACTCAACCCTCTAAAAAGTTTTGGTGACTTGTATGAAATACGATCAGCACCAAATGAAATTTTTGTAAGCGCGGCAACTGTCAGCGACATCGAGGTAATTTCGGCACTAACACAAAGCAATATCCGAAGTCAAACTTCGGTATCAGGATTATATCCAGTAACCTCAATTGGTGCGCCTGGCATCACGATTGGACAAACTGGAACAACACCACTCACTAATGGTGGGAGTAACTACTAATGGCATTACACAGAACCGTTGATCTTTTACCAGAGATTTTTCGTACAGGTACGAACCGCAAGTTTTTGGCAGCAACCCTAGACCAATTAACCCAGGAACCCAATGTTAATCGTACTCAAGGATACGTGGGGCGTCGAGTTGGTCCAGGCGTAAATCCTGCTGACAAATATTTGACAGAACCAACTGCAACTCGTACAGACTATCAGCTTGAGCCCGGTGTGGTATTGTTGGACCCCAACACATCACGTGCTCGTGATGTAATGACATATCCGGGCATAATTGATGCATTGAATTTGCAAAAAGGCGATGTCTCACGTCAAGATCGGTTGTTTGAAAGCGAATACTATTCGTGGGATCCATTCTGCGACCTTGATAAATTCAATAACTACAGCCAATATTATTGGTTGCCAACAGGACCGTCATCAGTTGATGTTGGATCCAGTGATGTGTTGTTGACTGATGATTTTGCAGTTACTCGAACAGACACAGCATATCAATTCTTTGGAGTCCTAGGTAACAATCCAGTCATCACACTAGCACGTGGTGGATCATATACATTTGATGTCAATCAACTTGGTTACAATTTTTGGATTCAAGCCGCGCCTGGTATTAATGGTCGATTACCGCAAACACCAAATATCAGCAGCAGAGATGTATACGGTGTAACCAACAACGGCGACGATGTTGGTACTATCACCTTTGATGTTCCGTTAAAAAATGCTCAAGATTTTTATTATGCTCTAAACACACGGGCACCAGTTGACCTAGTTGCGCCAGAATTAAAATTCAATCAACTCAACAATATATACGTGTCGGCATTCCTAGCAGCCAATCCCACTGGGGTTGATGGTATCACTGAGTTAGATGGTCGAACAATAATTTTTACAAATCAGATTTCTGACCCAGCTGCTGGTGGCTGGCAAATTAACACACAGTTTGATCCAATAAACACTGGAGACACAGGTGCACTTGGTACATATGATTCAATTTTGTTTGACCAAACCACTGACATAACACTACAAAGTGAGCGTTAC